TTATTTTGCACGCGGAGAATACTCTGCCAGAGCATCTGAAACGGCCATTGCTGCCGTGTCAGCCCTGCCGTCAACGGCGTGACTGTACCAGCCGTAAGTATCCATACTTTTGCTGTGCCCTACCATGCGGCGCAGTTCTGCCGGGGACACGGCATCCTCGATGATGCTCACAAAGGTGTGCCGCAGCTCATACAGGCTGACCGGCGGGTCAATGCCGTTGCTGCGCTGGTAGAACTGCCAGTAGTTATAGAGGCTGTGCTCATTCTCCAACAGGAAGATTGGATCATCTCCCCGAAGAGGCCGCTCTTCTTCAAAGGCCCGCTGCTGCAGCTGAGCGTGGAGTTCCGCAGCCGCCAGCGGATGCAGGACCACCGTGCGGATAGCGTTTTCGTTCTTGCCGTGTGTTTCCTCATCAAAGGTATTGATGGCCCGGGCAAGGTGCAGCCGGTTGCCTTCCATGTCTCCCACACGCAGGCCCAGCAGTTCGCCAGGGCGCAGGCCGGTCAGGACCGCAAAGCGGTAGGCATGGATATTGGCATCCTGTTCAACCTTGCCACGGACGATGCGTGTATCTACAGAAAGCAGAACCCGCAGCGCGTCCGGCTGAAGGATCTTTCGGCCCTTTGGACGTGCTCCCCTGGGTACCGTAAGCCCCTCGTCCTCTGGCCGCAGGGCGGTGTATTTGTGCTGCCTTGCCCATTTCACAAAGCTGACTTCAACCGCCCGGATTCCCTGTAATGTTTTCTTAGAGAGGTTTCCCCTGCTCTTTCGGATGGCCTGCGGATTCATGCTGCCTTCCTTGTATGCCCGATTCAGCACATCCTGCAGCATTCCCGTATTCAGGTCACCGATCCGGCGGTCGCCCACCACTGGCAGGATGTAGTTCTGTCCGAACTTCTCCACCTGCTGGGCATAGCTTGTGCCGGCGGTGGCCCGCACCGCGATCAGATACTCATTCCAGACCTCCAAGCAACGCTTGGTGGTGCTGCAAATGCTCTCATCCAGCCAGGCATCTGCTTTTGCATTTGCTTCCCGCTGGCCGGTGCGGCCCGGCTTTGCGCTGGTAAAAGTCCGGCGCACCCCGTCCTTCTGCACCTTGATCTGCCAACGATTCTGACTCGGCAGCCACTGGGCGGTGTTGGTTCGCATTCCCATAAAAAATACCTCCTTTGGGGTACACTTTGACAAGCCCGCCCAAAAGAGGTATAATCGCATTGCTTGAGTGTGCGATGACCTCCTTTGGAGCGAGCCGCTTATCTTAACTCCCTCGGTGTTCCAGCACCGGGGAGTTTTTTCTTTTGTGACGGTTGAGACGAAAAAATAAGGGCTGGTGCATGCACCAGCCCTCTAAAAACAGCTCCACTCACGTGGCGTTTTTGTTCGTCTGTATTATTCTACAGAAAAGCAAGGCACTGTGCAATGCACTATTGTTTTACAGAAATGTGTTATTGTTGCATCATTCCAGCGGATACAACTGGTTGATGGCTTTTATCACAAACGAATACGAGGACAACAGAACCTCATTTTTTTGGAAATACTCTTTCCGTTTCACCATCCGCTCATCAAAAAGCTGGTGGAGTTCATCGGCAAAGTGCTCCCGTGTTCGGGGAGAAGTTACGATTTTGTCGTAAACGAAAAGCAGCCCCACGAAGTCGTGAATAACAGGGTTCGACATCTTTTTTTCACGAGACGTTGCCTTGATGCCCGGAATCGTGCTTGCAAAATGGTTCAAGAACATGGAGGGCTTTATTTTCCTGGTGTAAGGTGCTCGCATACTGTTCAGCAGGCAGTTATTGTGGGCGGCTGCATTTCGCAAACAGCGAACCGCAAACAGACAATGGAATAGATCCTCGTTCTTTCCGCCTGTATTCTGATCGTATACCTCACAAAGCATTACAAGGTCACCAAAAGAAAGAACCTCAATCAGGTTCCAGACTGCATAACCCTCTTTTTCCAATTTCCGAATCAGGTCACGACACATAGAATTTTCTGATTTGGCGCTGATAGAGGCTTTGACCTCTGGATATACGCTGAAAAATCTATCTACGATTTCGTAGCCGTCCTCATCTGGATTCTCGCTGATTTCCCGAATCAGCATGACCTTAAGGTAATGCTCGAGATCCAAGGTGGCATGTAGGATCAGTCTGCGGAGGTGCATATCCAGGGTAGACAATTCCATTAGGTATGCAAAATCCAGGTTCAGATACTTTCCGGTCTTTGGATTGATCTCATAGTCCTTATCAAATGCCTTGACCTTGAAAAAGAAAGTACTGTACGCCAAAAAGGATGCCGCCTGTTCTTCTGTGCACAGGGTAAAGGCGACACCTTTATTTTTGAGGTGTTCTACCTGCTGTTCGATTGTGAGCTTTGGCCTGCGAGGCAAAACCATTGCATCCGATAACTTGTTTCCTTGTACGTCCATATAAATTCACTTCCTCCGGTTCCTAATCACCCCACCCAGTACGTCCAACCCACGGCGCGGCCCTCGATCTGCACGTCTTCCAGCTGGGGCCGGGGCAAATTATCCTTGGGTGCCCTGCTTTGCCTTCTGCGCCTCTTCTCTTAACTTAATGGATTCGCGGTACTGTTCTGCCGGAGCAAGTTCCACAAACTCCACAGAACGGTCATAGTTTTCCTTGACAACCTTTTTGATTTCGTCCAGGGAAACACGGAAGAACTCTCGCCGCTGGTTTACAAAGTTGAGCTTGCGATCCGCAAAGGCATTGTGCAGTGCAGCTTCCAACCGAGGAGCATCATCCGAAAAAATCATAGCATGTACATCAAAGTCGAACGGAACCGAGGCATCGCCCAGCTCGTCCACACGATCCTGTGGATCAAGACGACGTGTCATACCGATTTTGTAAACGTTCTCGCCAAATGCGCCAATATTCGAGATCACATAAACATAACCGGCACGCTGATTAGCCTCACGATAATCAACATCTTTGAACTCTTTGTCAATCTTATCCAGCTGGGCCAACAGCTCAGCTTTCTTTTCTTCGATTGCTGCACGGTCGACCTCAGAAGCAGAAACCAACTGCGCATTGATACGATCCAGCGCATTCTGATAATGCTGCTGCTCTTTTTCCAATTTCTTGCATTCCTCTTCGATTTCCTTGGCAAGCTTTGCCTCTTCACGCATTCTTGCTCGAGCTTCCTTCTGCTCTTCCTTCTCCTGCTGCTTTTTCTGGGCATATTCAAAAGCAAGATGAAGTTCCTCGATTTTTAAGCGGTAGTATTTCGGCTGGATGCTGACTTCCATAATGGTTCCCAGCTTGGAAATCGCTTCCCGAGAGGTAGTAATGCGCTTTTCGCTGGCTTCAATATTATTGTACTTGACGTGTTCAATTACGTCATCGCATTCGGAATTGAACGCACGAAGGAGAAGCTTCTGCATATCAGCGACCATCTTCTTGCCTTTGGACGCATTTCCATTGACTGTCCAGTTCATATTACCGCTGACAGCCGTTTTCGCCTTAATCATATCTTTCTGTTTGGCACGAATTTCCAACAGGTGCGCTTTATACTCGTCCGCATTCATAAAAGAGTACCGAGGAGTATAAAGGCCAAAGCTCTGCATCAGGACTTCTTCATTCGTCTCAATGAGCTGGTCTTTTGCCTGTTGAAGCTCTTCCAAAGCATCTTTCAACTCGCTGTTGCGGCTTTCAAGTCTTTCTTGGACACGAGCGAGTTCTTCACGCGAAGCTTTGATTTCACGATTGATGTCATCCAGTGTACGGCTTTCTGACGGCATGGCTTCACGAAGGTTCTGCATTTCAGCATTCAGTCGTGCAATTTCTTCTTTTTCTTTTTTTCCGAATAAAGACACTTTGGCTTCCTCCTGTTTTTATTCCGTTGTCTTTTCTACTTTTGAAAGATAAAGCTCATTTTCCTTTTTTCTAATATGAAAATAATAACAGTCTCCATGTCGGTTCTTAAAGTTCCAGCACACGACATCTGCTTTTCCAATGGTGCCATCTTTCAAATAGCTAACATGTCCAAAAATTTCTTTTCCACCATGTTCCATGATTCTCCAATGCTCCATTTGGTCTTGCAAATAAAAATGAAGAAGCAGTGGGTACTTAGGCTGTTTTCCTGTTGGTGTCGGTGGTGCTATTGCCAGCGTCGAATAGCTTCCTTCCCACGGGCGTTCCGTCTGAAAGCATATTCCTACTCTATCAATTTGAAAAAGCGGAATACTGGAATCCTCAGAATTTCCTTGAGCTAAAAGAGGATTTAGCGACATCAAATCCTCCTGCGCTATTCCCCTGTTTTGACCGTCAAGAAGAAAGCCCTTTTGATTTCCCAGTTTGTATGCGCGCAAATTTGATAGTACATATTTTGTTTTAAAATCAACTTTTGGAGCAGCTATCTTAATCGTCTCCATAGCTTTTCCGTTTTTTATAATATCTGAGTAAGGGCCAAGAGAATCTATCATCTGGAAATCCTTATCTGTTAAGAAAGAGCTTGGTTCTATTTTAGATTCTGCCACTTCCACCGGTATCTTTTCGGCCACCTTCGTGGCCTTTTTCAACCAACTAAAAAAGCCCATGATGTGCCTCCTACTTCAGATATCCCGGCAGAGCCCCACGGCCTTGCCTTCAATGACAACGGTATTCATATCTTCCCGGCTGAGGATGATGCTGTTGAAAGCCGGATTCTCCGGGCGGAGTTCGATAAAATTGTCATGCCGATAAACGTGCTTCAAGGTTGCCTCTTCTCCGATGCGCACAGCAGCGATTTCTCCATTCTCCACCTCTGGCTGCTTCCGAATGGCCACCAGATCGCCATCGTGGATGCGGGGCTCCATGCTGTCGCCCTTGCAGGTCAATGTAAAGGTGGAGCGCCACTTGGACGGTACACAGACCATGCGTTCCACGTTTTGTTCCGCCGTGATCGGCGTACCGCAGGCGATCCGGCCCACCAATGGGACCATGTCCATCTCCGGCATCGGCTGGAAACCGGGAGGGATGGGGTCTGCATCGGTCTTGTCAGAAGTATGGTTTGTTTCATCAATACCAAGCAGCCATGACACTGAGGTGTCAAGCACATCCGCAAAGGCCTTTACTTTAGATTGTGGGATATCCGCTTTTCCACTTTCAATCTTACTGATAGATGATCTATCTTTATATCCCATTCGTTTTGCAAGTTCGTCTGTTGTCCAGCCGAGTTCCTGTCGACGCATCCGAATGCGATTATATATCTCAGACATCGTAGCACCGCCTTTCTTTACTGTTAGAATACCACATGTGTGAATGAAATTCAATATTTTTTGAAAATTCCGTCAAATATTGTTGACTTTCATTCCTCAAGGTGGTAATATGAGTTTGTGGAATTTAATTCCGCAGAAAGGAGGTGTTTTCCAAATGACTGACACCAAGGCCCTAAGAGAAAAAATCGAAGCAAAAGGTCTCAAACTGAAGGCTGTTGCCGAAAAACTCGGCATCACACCTTATTGTCTCCAGCGAAAAATCAACAACGAGAACGAATTCAAAGTCTCGGAAGTTGATAAGCTGTCCTCTATGCTGGAGCTTACACTGAGCGAGACCCAGGCTATTTTTTTCTCTTGATTGCGGAATTTAATTCATCAACAAGGAAGTACAACTACATGAACGACTTACAGATCTTCTCAAGCCCTGAGTTCGGGCAGGTGCGCACCGTCGAGATTGACGGCACGCCATGGCTGGTCGGTGCCGACGTTGCAACCGCACTCGGCTACAAGAATCCTCGCAAAGCGCTGGCCGACCACATCGACCCCGAGGACAAGGGGGTAACGAAACGTGACACCCCCGGCGGCGAGCAGGAAATGCTCATCATCAACGAGTCCGGCCTGTACAGCCTGATTCTGTCCAGCAAGATGCCAAAGGCCAAGGCTTTCAAGCACTGGGTCACCGGCGAGGTGCTCCCTGCCCTGCGCAAGAACGGCGTGTACGAGACCGTGAAAGCCCAGCAGCACATTGAGCAGTTGGAAGCCACCAATGCCCAGTTGAACATGGCCATCCAGAACGTAAGCAGCGCCAAAGCTGAACTGGCCGACATCATCAACCTGCGCAACGACTTCATCAAGCACCGAGACAACTATAAGGCCCGGTTCCTTCAGGCCAAGGCCGATTACGGCAAGATGTGCGACAACCTGCGTCAGGCGGAAAGCCTGGTCGCCCAAGCCCAGGCCAACTTGGACAGCCGCATCGACCAGCTCCAGATCATCGCCTTTGGCCTGCCGGGCTTCGATGAGATCATGGCCGATGCGCTGGCCGGAAGAAGCCCAGAGGTGCAGAGTGAAAGGAGGTGAACAAGGTGAACGACAATAAAAAGCCCAGCGAACTGCTGGAAATCAAAGAACTCCTCACCCGCCAGCTGCAACTGGTGAGCGAGGAGTCCGAGAACGCCCATGGGGATACACTGGCTGCACTGAGTTCTGCGGCTGCAGATCTGGCTCAAGCGGTGGCAGCGTGTAGCAGGGCCTTGGTTTATGCGTTTCCGGGCGGCTCAGAGGCAACGCCGAAAACACATACATTGACTATGGACGAGATGCCGCATCATACGTTTGGGTGTTCCGAGTTCGGAACATCTGGAGCACATACGAACAGCATTGGTATCAGCATTCCAAATCCTGGAGCCAAGTGGGTGGTATCACCAGATCAAAAAGGAACTACCCATTATCACGCAATGGATGAGAGCGGTTATGCATCGGGTCTCGAAGCTGAAGCTAAATTCGCTTATGACCATGCAGTCAGGATGCGTGAACAAGGTGAATTTGAGCGATTGGCAGCTGAACAAGATACTCGTACTGAGGAGAAGTCGTAGATTCCCCAGACCAATAAGCATATGCCAAATCAAAAAGTTCTGATATTGAAAAGTCAATTTTCCAATTTTCAAATGAATCTCGATTTAGCGCAAGTCCTCCGTGCAAAAAAGCCCCATCAAATGATGGAGTATCATCCGGAGCGATTATTTCAAATAATTGCTTTTCATCTGCTTTTAAAGATTTCCACCCACGAGCTTCTGGATTGTCCACAGCACACAGTGAAGTCATTCTCGAAGGTTTCCCTGGAAAGTATCTTTGTCTAACCAGTTCAAAAACTAGCTCGATTGATTTACTGCATGATAATTTCACATCATTCACTAGCGCTTCGATATTAAATACTTCAAGTAATTCAAAATTGTTGTATGTTCTTCCGAGAAATCGTTTATATACACTTTCTGTGTCCAAATATTGAGCACCATGATGCGAAACACCTTCAGGAAACAGCTGCCGTGCAAACCTCGACTTTCCAACTGGCCCACTGAGTTCGGACAGCGGTATAAGCTCAATCCGTTGCCCATCCTTAAGCGTTCCTAATCGGTCAATATGATACAGTTTCATAATTTCACCTTCCTTCTGCCCCAGTATACCGCAGAAGGGATGCAACCACAACAAGGAGGTGAATCGCCATGAAGAAGCCTTATCTCAAAATCAGTCGTCTGGCAGAAGACCAGGATCTCAACCAGGGCGCACTTGCGGCCCTGATTGGGGTAAGCTCCAACACGATGACCGCACGGCTCAAGGGGACACAACCTTGGAGGAGTGACGAGATCGTCATCATCTGCAGAGCACTACACATCCCGCAAGAAAAAATCGGGGAGTATTTCTTCCCGGCAATCGCAAAGGAGGAAAAGACCGCATGAAGATCAAATCCCGCGTCTGGTACTGGCTGGCTGCTGCCAGCGGTACCGCAAGTCTACTGTACGGCATGGGCATCGAAGGCGGTGCACAGCTGGGCAGCTCCATCTCTGACAGCCAGTTCGTCACGGCCCTGTGCCTGGTGCTGGCAGCGGTAGCGTTCCTGCGGCTGGGCTTTGCCGCCCAGGATCGTGAACAGAACGCCCGCCGCTATGGCCGCGTTGACCGCACCCACGCCCGCACCGAAGAGCCGGAGTACCGGCAGAACCGGAGGGGCGCATGAAAAGCAAATGAGCCCGCCCGTGCTGGTAACACGGACGAGCCCAAAGGGTGATGGAATTCACAAGCCCCATCACCCTTGATGATATCACATCAGAAAGGATTTTACAAATGAAAGGTATTTTAGCCGAACCGGGCAAGGCCCCGGCGATCGCATCCCTGCCCGACAGCCTGTGGGCCATTGAGAACCGGCTTGGAACTCCCTGCGAGATGATCGTGATGCCCCGCACCCCGGCGGTGCTGTTCGTGGGCCGGTACGATGGCCCCATCCAGCCCGCCAGCCTGCTCAACCGGAAGTACCGGGGCCGCCAGCTTTACGGGCCCATCCTCTGCTACGGATGGAAGGGCAACAACATCCAGCCCATGAACAAGGATGTGCAGACCGAGATGCTGGACCGCCTGAAGGGCACGGAGGTGAGGGTATGATCATCAGCCAGAACAGCAACGATGTTTACTACGCCTATACCCGTGGGCGCTTCTGGCGCTGGGACGAATCCGCACGGGTCTGGAAAGAAAGCCATCTGCTGGCACAGAAGTTCGACAAGGCCAAGACCGCTGAAAAGCGGCTGACCCCGGAAGCGTTTCTGACCAGCGACGAGTTCATCCCCATGGACGACTGCGAACTTCCGGAGCAGATGCTCGCCGCTCTCAGGGATGCCAAGCCCTGCAAGAATGCACCGGTAGACCCGGTGGAAGAGGAGCCGGAAGTCCCTGGAACCAAGACGGCACAGGAAAAGCCCCTGACCACCGTGCCGGATGCGATGCGCCCGACGTTCGATTATTCCGGCCTGACCGACCAGACCGTGGAAGACCTGCATTTTGCGGAGAACGAATACCGCCACGGCAAGCAGATGGCCGAGCGCGGCCTTGTCCACATGGGCAATGCCATTGCCGCTGCCCATGATGCGCTGTGCGGCACCGTTGTCGCACAATGCGACAACGGTAAGTTCGCCAAAAAAGAAGATACCTTCCGGGCGTGGTGCGTGTCCATCGGTATCACCAAGGATACCGCTTACCGGCTGTTGCAGGTCTCGGCACTGCTGGACGGAAGCAGCCCCCGCCAGCAGAAGATCCTGAAGGAGCTGTCTCCCACTCTGCTGTATGCCGTGGCAAAGCCCAGCGCCCCGGCAGAGCTGGTGGAGCAGGTTAAGAGTGGTGACATCACCACCAACAAGCAGTATCAGGAAGCCCTTGCCCAGATCAAAGCCGAGAAAGAGCGCGCCGATGCTGCCGAGACTGAGCGGGACAAGCTGCTGGGTGCCCAGAATCGGGCTGCTTGGGCGGAAAGCCACATCCAAGATGTCGAAGCCCAGCGGGATGCCGCCCTTGCGGATGTTCAGGGCCTGACCGAGCAGAACGCTAAGCTCCAGCAGAGCTACCACGATGCAGACGAGGGCCGCATTGCTGCCCGGCTCCAGTGCCAGAAGGCCGAAGGCGAGCGCGACAGAGCCGAAGAGAGAGCAAAAAATGCCGAAGACGCTTTGAAAAAACAGCCCATCACGGCGGTCATCGACGAGGAAGAGATCGACCGCCGGGCCGCAGAAAAAGCCTGGGGCCTTGCAGATGCCCGGAACGCCGAACTGGCCAAGGACAACGCTAACCTGAAGAAACAGGTTGCGGCACTCCGCTCCCGCATCAACGATGATGCCCAGGCAGATTTTGAGCAGGCCAACTACTGCGCCAGCCTGATGCGGGCGGCGTGGGATAACAGCAAGGCCAGCTATTCCCGGCTGGTGGGCGAAGATCTGGAAAGCACCTTTCAGACCATCTGCGGTACCCTGAACAGCATCATGGAGGAGGCCTCCCTGCTCTGCCGCCAGCCGCCTGATTATGACGGAGGTGACAGGGATGAATGAGATGTACTGTCTGGATCTTGACCGTTACGGCCCGCCCATGGAGCCGCCCGATGATTACTACTTTACCCCCGACCGGGAGCCAGAAGAGGAGGAACTGACCGATGACGAATGAATTGACCGTCCGGGTAGAGCGCCCGGTGATCCCGGCCATGAACTGGAACAAGGATGAGGTGCAGAAAAACCTTGACGAACTTCTGGCCTCCTATACAGGCCGTGTGTACACACCTGAATCCATCAAAGATGCCAAAGCCGACCGTGCTGCCGTCAACAAGTGGGACAAGCAGCTGGCTGCTGCACTGACCGCCGCCAAGCGGCTTTACACTGACCCGCTGGAGGATTTTCAGAAGAGCATCCGGGAGATGCAAGCCCAGTGCAAGAAAATCTCCGGTGCCATTGATCAGCAGGTAAAAGCAGTAGAACAGGCCCAGCGGGAAGAAAAGGCATCCACCCTGCGGCTGATCTACCGGGACTGCATCGGGGAGCTGGAACCGCTGATTTCTTTTGACCGTCTGCTTGTGCCCCAGTGGCTCAACAAAACCTTTGACATCGCCCAGGCCGAAAAGGAACTGCGTAAGGCTGTGGAGACCCGGCGGGAGGAACTGCGCCTCATCCGGGAGACCTGCGGTGAAGACGCTGAGCCCTGCATTACCGAATACCTGCGGGCCTTGAGCGTCAACGATGCACTGCATGAACACAGCCGCCGGGAGCACGCCCGTGCGGCTCAGGCTGAGGCAGAGGCCCAGCGACAGGCCGCAGAACGGGCCAGAGCCGCTGCACCGGTCATCATCCCGCCCACCGAGGAAGAGCGTCAGCTGAAAGAAGAGGCCGCACAGGAGGCCCGGAGCAACGCCTTTGTGACGGCTTCCGGGCGGCTGGACTGCGAGGTATTGCAGCAGTTCGCCCTGCCTGGCACAGGCCTTGCACCTGTCCGCAAACGCTACCGCTTCTGGGTAGATTTTACCCTGGAAGACATCGAATGGTTCAAAGCCGAAGCTAAAAAGCGCGGTTTCGCATATGGTTCTGTAAAATAATTGGAGGATTTCACTTATGGCTTTTTCTCGTCCCGGCGCACCTGCGCCCACCATGTCCGCAAACACCACCGGCACCACCACCGCCGCCCGGATGACTGCAATGCAGCAGCGTGCCGCCCAGAGCAGCGCTCTGCAGGCTGCCAGCCCGGCCAAGCCCGTGGAGATCACTTCTGCCGAAGGCCAGCACATGACCGTCAGCTTCTCGGATGTCCGCAACTTCATCTGTCAGAAAGCCACCGATGCCGAATGCAAGATTTTCCTCGAGACCTGCAAGCAGTACCGCCTGAATCCCTTTACCAAGGAAGCCTACCTCATCCACTACGATAACAACAGCGAGGACACCCCCAGCACCATCGTTCTGGGCAAGAACTGCTACCTGCAAATGGCAGAGCGCCACCCCAGCTATGACGGCTTCGAGGCCGGGGTCATCATCTTCGATAAGGTGGCCGGGGAGTACCAGAAGCGGGAGGGTTCCATCGTCTACGAGGACGAGGAACTTCTGGGCGGCTGGGCCAAAGTCTATCGCAAGGACCGCACCCGCCCCAGTTACGAGGAAGTGAAGCTGACCGAATACGACACCGGCAAATCTCTGTGGAATGGCAAAAAAGCTACCATGATCCGCAAGGTTGCCCTTGTCCATGCCCTGCGGGAAGCATTCCCCTCCACCTTCGGCTCTCTCTACGATGAGAGCGAGGTCCATGTGGATGCTGAGTCCACCGCCGTGGAGCTGGACGAGGCCGGACAGGTTCCGGCTCCACGCTGGACCCGCATCAAGGAAGCTGTTGAACAGGCCGATACTCTGACCGTGGAGGACGCTGACAGCGCAGACGACCCCTTTGCCGGGGGTGATGAATCTTGATCCTGACCCACAAGACCGGCGTACTTCTCCACGGAACTCTCGCCAAAGACCCTGTGCTCAAGGACGTGGGCCAGAAGCAGGTACTTAAGTTTGACGTGAAGGCACACAGCGTCAAGACCGGCACCGGCAACTGGGAGGGCCTGTATGTTCAGGTCAACGTCTGGCACGGGCTGGACAAGTGGGACGGGCTGCTGCTGAAGGGCGATGCCGTCACTGTCTTTGCCCGGGAGCTCAAGAGCCGGGAGTACAATGGCAAGACCTATTACAACGTGGATGCCGACGACATTCAGCCCGGCGGCATGGTGATTTTCCGGTGGATGCAGAATCTCATTGACCTTTGCACAGAGGCCCCGGCACCGCCCGAACCAGCGCTCACTCAGGAGCCAACGCCCTTTGATGAGCCTGCCCCGGTGCAGACCAGCCTTTCCGGCGGGCAGATGTATCCCGGCGAAGACCTGGCCGACTATGCTCCCCGTGCCTCTCAGGCGGCAGCGCCTGCCGGGCCAGCCGCAGGCACCCCGGAAGCAGATGCCCTCATCGACGATGATGCGGATGACCTGCCGTTTTAACCACACCAGAAAGGAGTTCAGACCGTGGGCATTGACCCATCCCGTGGCTTCGTTGCCTTTCCCCGCGGTCTGACTGACTGGGAATGGTATTCAGAGCCCAACACTGCCCGCCTGTTTTTCCATCTGCTACTCACCGCCAACTGGCAGGAAAAGCAGTGGCAGGGCATTAGCATCAGGCCCGGGCAGCTGGTTACAAGCCAATCTCAACTGGCAAAACAGCTTGATTTGAGTGTTCGGAACATCCGGACAAGCTTAGAACATTTACAGGCGACAGGCTATCTGACAGTCAAAACAGGCTCAAAATACAGCATTGTCACGATAGAAAACTATGCTTCGCTTGTTGGCAGTGACAGGCAAAGTGACAGGCAAGCGACAGGCAACCGACAGGCTGCCGACAACAACTTAACAAGTCTAACAAACCAACAAGCTAACAAGTCGTCGTCTGCGGCTGCGCCGGAGCCGACCGGACGACCGACGACCTCACCCTTGGTATCAGAGTTTGAACAGGATATCGGCAAGCTGAGTGCCTCTGGGAAAAGAGAGCTGACAGGATACGCTGACCGACTGGGCGAGGAACTGGCGCGGGTGATCCTGCGCAAGTGCATTGATGCCGGGGCACATAGCTGGGCCTATGTGCGGAAGGCTCTGATCGAGGCCGAAACCCAGGGCTGTAGGTCTGCCGAGGAGTACCGCATGACGAACCCCATTGGAGCAGGACGCAATAGGCGGGTGGACAGGCCGGAACCCAGCGGGAATGATTTTCTAAAAAACGCAGCCCGTCGCCGTCCGCTCACCAAGAAAAAGGAGGATTCCGATGTACCGGAACCATGAGCACTACCCCGACCCGACAGCCGGCCGGGCATTGGGCAGCCTCCGACGAAAGGAGAACCAATTGAACACCGGAAAACAGTTCGAGGCAGACTGGAAAAGCTCCATGCCGAAGGATGCTTGGTGCTATCGACTGAAAGACAGCGCTGCCACCTATTACGGCGGCAACGAGAACCTGAGCTTCTCCATTGATAACATCTGCGACTTCGACGTGTACCGCTACCCTATGCACCATTACTTCGAGCTCAAAACCATCGAAACGCCCAGCATCCCACTGGAAAAGATCCTGGGCCGATTCGACCAGGAGCGGCAGAAGTACCACAAGCTCAAACACATCACCGATATGGCCCATGCAGCATCCTTCAAAGGCCAGACCGCCCATGTGGTCATCAATTACCGGGGCAAGGTCAACCGCACCTTTGCCGTACCGGCCAGCGCTGTGCTGGAGTACATGAGCACCCAGACCCGCAAGAGCATTCCATGGCAGTGGGCCGCCCTGAACGGCATCGAGGTGGAGCAGCACCTGCTGCGCGTTCACTGGCGGTATGACGTGGAAGGGCTACTGAGGGTGCTGGAAGGAGGGAGTACAGAATGACATATATCCAGAAATGTGAGTGGCTGAAGCTGTATCAGGTATCACTTCGCCGCCAGAAAATTCTTGTCCGGCGTATCCGCGAAGCGAAAGACCAGGCCGAAAGCGTCACCCAGGCACTCAGCCCTATTGTCAGTTCTGGATGTTCTGGCGATAAGACTGGCCGTGCCATTGAAATGATGGATGCCTACCAGCACCAGCTGTGCCATGAAATTCAGCGCAGTCAGGAGTTGTGTTACACCATCCGTAAGGTCATCGCAGAACTCGAAGACCCTCTTCTGGTAGACCTTTTGGAACTGTGCTACATTGATGGCCTGCATCGTGGACAGGCTGCTGACAAACTCCGCGTCAGTGACCGGCATTTTCGTCGTCTACATCGGCAGGCTGTGGAGGCCCTGAACATTCCAATGAATGCCATTCCTCCGCAATTATGGCCGCGCATGTCCGCTTAACTGTGTTATAACGATACCATCGGCAAAGCCGAAAGGCAGACCGATGCCATAGCAGCTTCCAGAATGTGCCCGTCCGACATCACGTTCTGCGAGTTGCTTCTATTATGCCGCCTGAGCGCAATGTGGTGTGCGTTCACGAGTGTAGTCGTGGAAGGTTCGATTCCAAGGGCGGCTCCAATTCGCCGCCGACCCCGTAGGCGGTACAGCCTGACGCATGGGGCTACATACTCCCCACCGGAAGCTCATGTGGTGGGTGGCGGGATCTCCTTGCCCGCCCTCTGACCTCCCCACATACGCCGGAGGCACCGGAATCCACAGGCGGGTTTCAGGTATTTTCCCGCTGGATGTGCGTCAATTGCCCTGCATGGAAACATGCAGGGATTTTTTATGCTATTTTCTGCCGTCCTGAGGGGCGGCTTTTTTGTACCCTGACAACGAGAGAGGTGGTGACGTGTCGAATGAAAAGAATCTCATTCCGTTCAATGAACGAACGGAGAGCGAACAGAGAGAGATCGCCCAGAAGGGCGGCATTGCATCCGGTGCGGCCCGCCGCCGCAAACGGTCCATGCGTCAGGCGGCTGACTACTACCTGAGCCTGCCGGAGACCGACCGCCGCCGGGTAAACGCCATGCTGCGGGACCAGATTGACCCGGAGGACGTGGACAACCAGATGAGCGTGGTCATGGGCATTGCAACCGCTGCCAAGCAGGGTGATGCCAGGGCAGCCAATGTCCTGCTAAAAATGCTGGGTGAGGAGACCGTACAGGAAGACCCAGGCGCGGATGCTCTGGCAAAGGCCAAGGAGCTGCTGGGAGGTGTGGACAGTGCCATTGACTGAGTTTCAGCAGGAGTACCTGCGCAACTGTTCCCACCGGTGGAACGTCAAGACCGGAGCCACCCGAAGCGGCAAGACCTACCTGGACTGCGCTGTGACCATCCCGAAGCGGATCTGCGCGGCCCGGGGCGAGGGCCTGCTGGTGCTCATGGGCAACACCCTGGGCACGTTGGAGCGCAATGTGCTGTCCCTGATGCGGGAGCTCTGGGGCCCTGACCTTGTAGGTGTGATCCGCACCTCGGCAGCAGGCAACGTGGTGCAGCTGTTCGGCAAGAAGGTCTATGTCCTCGGTGCGGACAACAAGAAACACATCGCCCGTATCCAGGGCGCTGCCTTTGAGTACGTCTACGGTGACGAGATCACCACTTGGGACGAGGGCGTGTTCCAGATGCTGAAAAGCCGCCTTTCCTGCCCCCACTCCCATTTTGACGGCACCTGCAACCCGGAAAGCCCCACTCACTGGTTCAAGAAGTTTCTGGACAGTGACGCTGACATCTACTGTCAGGCGTATACCATCGACGATAACCCTACACTTCCGGCCCAGTTCGTGGCCGATCTGAAAAAAGAATACACCGGCACGGTCTACTATAACCGCTTTATCCTCGGCCAATGGATGGCGGCCAACGGCGTGATCTACCGCCTTCTGGCCGACAGCATCGCCGCTGGGGACCGGCGCTTTTTTTGGCCCGCTGACAAGCCGCTGCACCCGTGGCGGGTGCGCATCGGGGTGGACTTTGGCGGCAACGGCTCCAAACACGCCTTTGTGGCAACGGCCATTCTGCCGGGCTATTCCGGCGTGGTGGGGCTGGCTTCCCAGCGCATCGACCCTGTGGCGCAGGATGCCGACTTTCTGGCCGACCGACTGCTGGAGTTCTGCATCGCTGTCTTTGCCCGCTGGGGCGAGATCCAGTACATCTTCTGCGATTCCGCAGAGCAGACGCTGATCAACCACATCCGGGCAAGGCTCCGGCGCTGCAAGCTCAGCTGGCTGGCCGACCGGGTGGAGAACAGTGCCAAGATCCGCATCAATGACCGCATCCGCCTGACCTGTATCCTGATGGGCGGCGGGCGGTTCTGGCTGCTGCCGGAGGCGGCCACCCTCCGGGATGCCCTTGCCACGGCCCTGTACAGTGGCAAGCACCCCGGCGTGGACGAGCGGCTGGATGACGGCAGCACCGATATCGACACATTGGACGCTTACGAGTACACCATCGAGCGCGATTTCAAGAGGTTGACCAACACATGAACATCACCGCATTTCTGAACTACCTGAACAAGACGCGCGGGTGGGCCATCGATGCCGACTACTACGGCTACATCGAGACCTGGCGGCAGTGGTGGCAGGGCAGCGTGCCCAAGGTGCACACCCGTGCCGCTGAATACGCGAACGGCACCAAGAAGCGCCCCATTGCCTCCCTGCGGATGCCGAAACGGGTCTGCGAGGACTGGGCAAACCTGCTTCTAAACGACCGCACCACCTTCCAGATCAAGGACGCTGCCACCGCCCGGTATCTGCTGGGCGACGATGAACAGCAGGTGGGCGGCCTGCTCCGGGAGCTGCACTTCTGGCGCAATGCCAACGCTCTGGTGGAACAGGCCTACTGGTCCGGCACCGGTGCCTTTGTGCTGAGTGCCGAAAACCTGACTGTCGTGAAAGGGAAAGCTGTCCCCGGCCCGGATACCCGCCTGAAGCTGGACTATGACCCGGCTTCCTGCATCCTGCCCCTGCGGGTGGAACGCGGCATCGTGACCGAAGCAGCCTTTGTCTCCGAGTGTATGATGGAGGGCAAGCCCGCGGTCTATCTGCAGACCCACACCGGCAATGAGACCCGGCGCACCATCCGCAACGAGTGGTTCCGGGTAACGGATGGTGTTTCGGGTGCTCCGGTGTTTGAAGCGCTGCAGGCCCCGCCGGGCACGGCAGAAAGCATCACAGTGGATGGTTCCCCGCCCTGGTTTGCCCTGTTCAGCCCGGCAGCAGTCAAGAACCTTGACGGCGGCACAGGGCTGGGCATGAGCGTCTTTGCCGAAGCGCTGGCCGAGGCCCAGGGCATCGACCTTGCCTTTGACAACTACCGGGAGGATATCCGGCTGGGCCACAAGAAGATCTTCTACTCTGCGGACATCTGCCGCAAGGTGGTGGACCAAGAGGGCGTGGAGCACTCTATTCCGCCCGATGACGATGTGCAGAGCCAGTTCGTCACCCTGCCCCAAAAGGAAGGGAGCCTCGACCAGTCCAGCGAATACCACGAATACAACCCCGACCTGCGGGTGGAACAGAATCACAAGGCTGTGCAAGATATGCTGAACCTGTTCAGCTTCAAGTGCGGCCTGGGCTGTCATCGGTACAACTTCGAGCTGGGCAATGTTACCACGGCCACCGAGTACAACGGCAGCCGTCAGGATCTGGTGGCCAGCGCCAATAAGAACCTGATCCCCATCGAGGGGGCGCTGGTGGGCATCGTGCGGGCCATCCTGTGGGCAGCAAAGAACCTGCAGGGAGCGGCGGTGGACCCCGAAACGCCCATCTCGGTGGACTGGGACGACAGCTACATCACCGATGCCGAGACCCGGATGAGCCAGATGCGGGACGATGCCCTGAGCGGCCTTTTGCCCCGGTACAAGTATCTGTCTGCCCGATACGGGGTCAGTGAAGAGGATGCCCGCAAGCTGGCACAGGAAGCCGCTGACGAAAACAAACAGCCTGAGCTGAGCTTCGGCGGGGGTGCCTGATGCTGGCCCCGGACTACCTCGACCACGCACCCGACCGGCTTGTGCTGCTCTGGCAGCAGGTCGAGGACGATATCCTGCGGGACGTGGCCCGGCGCATCTCCAAAATGGACACCATGACCTCCACGGCCCACTGGCAGCTGTGGCGATACCAGCAGGTGGAAGCTGTCCGGCAGGACGTGGTAAAGAAGCTGGCCCGCTACACCGGCAAGAGCGAAGCCGAAATCAGGCGGCTCATGCAGGAAGCGGCCACCCGGGCCATGGAGGCCGAGGACGAGATCTACTACCACTACGGCAAGGAACCCACGCCCTTTGCCGACAATGCCACCCTGCAGGCCCTGCTCAACGCTGGCTACCAGCAGACGGCGGGAACCTTCCACAATCTGACTGCCACCACGGCCAACACCGTCAGCGGCCAGTTTGAAGCCGCCCTCGACCGCGCCCATCTCAAGGTGAGCAGCGGTGCGTTCGACTACAAGAGCGCCGTCAAGAGCGCGGTGGACAGTCTGGCCGACACCATGAAGTACGTCACCTACCCCACCGGCCACACCGACACACTGGAAGTGGCCGCCCGCCGGGCGGTGCTGACTGGTGTGAATCAGACCGGCGCAAAGCTGCAAGTGGCCCGGGCCGACGAGATGGGGGTTGAGTTCTTCGAGACCACGGCCCACGGCGGGGCCCGCCCTTCCCACGCTGAGTGGCAGGGCAGGCAGTTCCACCGGGGCGGCGCTGTGGACTACATGGGCAAGCATTACCCGGACTTCGAGGCCGCCACCGGCTACGGCACCGGCGCAGGGCTTTGCGGCTGGAACTGCCGCCACACCTTCTTTTCCATCTTCCCGGAGCTGGGCTCCGCACCCGCCTGGACACAGGCAGACCTGGAAGCCCTCAACGCCCGGGACATCGAGTACAACGGTGGCAGATACACCCGGTACGAGATATCCCAGATGCAGCGGGCCCGGGAGCGCACCGTGCGCAGGTACAAGCGCCGGTATCTGGCTGAGGATGCCGCCGGGGCCGACACCACCGCCAGCGCAGTGAAGCTCCGACAGGCCCGTCAGGAGCTGACTGACTTTATCAGCGCCACCGGTGGCAGGGCCGACAGTGCCCGTACCAGCGTGGCAGGCTTTGGTAGGAGCGCCAGCAGTAAGGCAAGCTGGGCGGCGAAACGGCAAGAGCAACTGGATGCCGTTAACAACGATTTGACGGCGTTGCGTCAATCTGGTAAAATCAAATTGACCGGAACTGCTGTTACCCCTCCTGCGTTGCCAAACACCCTAAGTTTTGAGGGCCACGCTATCGAGCAAATGGGAAAACGCCAGATCAGCCTTGCGCAGGCCAATGAAATTGCTGAACACGCCATTCTCGCAATCAGCCAGCGCAACGGTACACAGCACGCTTATTATTCTGAAAAAGGTTTCATTGTCATCCGGCAAGATGGTTCTATCGGTACGGTAGGCTGGCTGGACGATGCTGGGAAACAAATCGTCGAGGTGATGAAACAGCATGGCTTTTAATACAACTCCGATTTCTGACCCGCAGGTTTTCTGCCCGATTTTTAACCACAAAATCGCAGACGGCCTTTGCTGGGATATTTCAAACATCGGCAACGACAGCCTGATGCTACCGCCTGAAAAGACCCCGCCTTGCAGTTGGGAGAAAGCCCACCAAATTTGTCTCAAGTGTCCTGTCTATGAAGAAATGGGACAGTAACAACCAAATATCGTCAGCGTCTTTGCCCAGCCGGGCAGGGGCGCTTTTTTCATGCCGTCTTAGCTCATTCTGGAAGAGCGCCGGTCTCCAAAACCGGAAGCGGGAGGTTCGATGCCTCCAGACGGTGCCATCGCAGAGGGCAGTGCGTACCCTGCCCACAACCGAACACGGACGGAGAACCGTGTCACCAAACCGTGGTTTCACCAACAGAAAGGAGTTTTTCCACCATGAAGCGTGAAGACGTGAAGAACAAGATCCCCGGCATTACCGAGGAGCAGCTGAACTGGATCATGGCCGAGAACGGCAACGATGTCAACCGGGAAAAGACTGCCGCCGAACAGTACAAGACCCAGCTGGAAAACACCCAGGCTCAGCTCAAGACCGCCCAGGACGGCCTTGCCGCCTTTGACGGCAAGAAGAAGCCCGAGGAATACGAGGCAGACATTGCCAAACTCAAGGGCGATATGCAGGCACAGGCTGAGGGCTTTGCCTTTGATAATGCCCTGAACACCGCCATTCTGGGAGCCAAGGGCCGCAGCGTCAAGGCGGTCCGGGCACTGCTGGATCTGGATGCCCTCAAGGGCTCCAAGGACCGTTCCACCGATATCTCCAAGGCTCTGGAAGAAGCCGCCAAGGCGAACCCCTGGGCCTTTGGCGAGGCGGAAGAGGGCGGCGCTGGTTCCGTTCACGTTTCCAGCGGCAAAGAGCACGGCACCCCGCCCGCCGGTGACATTGACCCCGTGACCGCTGCCTTCAAGACGATGAACCCCGATATCAACATTGAATGAGAGAAAGGATATTCTTATGGCACATGAAGCACAGGTCCGCTATTCCAATCTGGTCGACCTCAAGCTGCGCAAGACGCTGGTGAAGAAAGTCGGCGTGATCTGCAACAACCGCTACGAGGGCAGCCCCAAGGCAGGTTCCGTCAAGGTTCCTGTCCGTGACACCGAGGTGGTGGTGAACGACTACGACAAGGCCAAGGGTGCAAAGCAGACCAGCGGTGACACCACCTACCTCACCGTCAACATCGACCACGACAAGGCCGTGAATGAGATCATCGATGGTTTCGATGCAGAGAGCGTTCCCGGCAATCTGGTGGCTGACCGCCTGGACAGCGCCGGTTACTCTCTGGGCCTGCAGATGGATTCTGACGGCTCCGTGGAGCTGACCACCGCAGGCACTGCCTTCGGCAATACCACCGCCCTGACCGAAAAGACCATCTACGCCAACATCGTGGATGCACGCACTCAGCAGTCCTCCATCGGCGTGCCCACCGCAGGCCGCTGGCTGCTGGTCTCCCCGGACACCTACGGCCTGCTCCTGAAGAGCCCCGAGTTCATCAAGGCTTCCGACCTGGGCGACGCGGTCGTCCAGACCGGCGCTGTGGGCAAGATCGCAGGCTACACCGTGTTCGAGGATTCCACCCTGGGCGAGAACGTGGAGTATGTGGCCGGTCATCCCAACTGGTTCGCCGTCATCGACGAGTGGGCCGTTCCCGTTCACCTGCAGGATCTCTCCGGCTCTGGCGATTTCATCGGCGCATCTGCCGTGCAGGGCCGCAAAGTCTACGCCTACAAGGTCACCAAGGGCCAGACCATTCTTGTTAAGAAGAAGGTCGCAGCATAAGGAGGCCCCCCATGCTTTACTGCACCTACGACCAGTACCAGACAGCAGGCGGCACGCTGGACGAGGCCGCCTTTGATACGCTGTGCGCCCGGGCTTCCCGGCTCATCGACCGGCACACCTTTGGCCGGGCAGAGCCCCACGCCAGGGCCTGTGCCGGGTGCGCCGCCCTGCTGGCCGATGCCTGCGTCCAGATCGTCGATGCCATGAGCGCCGCACAGAGCGCCTGTGCCGTACCCGGGGCTTCCAGCGTGTCCAACGATGGCTACTCTGTCACCTTCACCAGCGGGGCGCTTTCCGAGCGGCTTGCAGCGGAAGCGCAGGGCATCCTCTCCAACGCACTGGGCAGCGACCCCCACGGCCTGCTGTATCGGGGGTGTTTCTGATGCAGTGCAGCGTAACTGTGGTGAACCTCATCCACGACACCGCCACCGAGACTGACCGGCCTGTCTGCCACGTCATCCCCGGGTGCAGCTGGCGGGAGAAGCTGGACACCTCCGGCGGCGACCCCCAGCGGACGGTGCACATCCGGCTGCCCCCTGCCGCCGGGTATCTGCCCTATTTCCAGTGGGCAAAGCTCCCGCCCGGGGAAAAGGCGGCACACTGGACGCTCAAGCGGGGCGGCAAGCTCATCTGCGGCGCAGTCCGCAGCCTGACCGAGGCCGAGTATGCTGCCCTCGAAAAAACACACATCTGCTGCACGGTGGCGGCGGTCTCCGACAACCGGGAACCGCTGCTGCCGCATTTTCATGTAGAGGGGAGCTGAGGAAATGAGCAAGCCTGTTTTTGATCAGCCCTACGGCCTGCGCTACAAGGTGGACGGCGTTCAGATGCAGCTTTCCTGGCGGCCTGACTTCGGTGCCGAAAAGACTGCTGCCCTGCAAAAGGCGCAGTATGCCATGGCACAGGAAGCGGCCCGGCTCATCGACAGCTATGTTCCGCTGGACACCGGCACACTGAAAAACAGCGTGCAGACTGCTTCCAAGTATGACGAGGGCCTTTTGGTGTACAACACCCCCTACGCCCGCAAGCAGTATTACCTGCACGCCGAGGGCAGCGACCTGCGCACCTTCATGGGCAACAAAGAACGTGGGCAGGAAGCCGACAAGTACAAAGGTCTGCGCGGCTCCTACTGGGGCCAGCGGGCACTTGCAGACATGGGAGAGCATCTGGCCCTTTATGCGACCCGTGCCGTTACCATGTTCTGGGGAGGGATGGGCCACTTATGAGCGAGAAAGCCACCATCACGGCCATGCGGGAGTGGCTCAAGACCTGCCCGCTCATCGCCGAAGAGCAGACCGAGAACGGGGCAGCATTCCGTATCTCCGGGCTTTCCCCGGAGCCGGTGGCCGAGTTTTCCATTGAGGATTCCCCCACAGACCCTGTGCTGACCACTTATTTCTCCGGCAGGAACATGGCCAAAAGCTATGTATTCCTGAGCCGTCGGGAATACAGCGAGGCCCAGAGCACCCAGATCGCCAACAGCGGCTTTTTTGAGCAGCTGACCGACTGGGTGCTTGCCCAGAATGACCGGCATAACCTGCCCCAGCTGGAAGCCCCAAAGCAGCCCCTCAGCGTATCGGTCACCGCATCGGGCTATATCGTTACCAGCAGCGCCGGAAGCTGCAAAATGCAGATGCAGCTCCGGCTCGTTTATTACCAACCGAAAGGAGTTTCAACATGACTGTTACTGAAGCTGTTACCGCCTCCGGCATCACCCCCAGCGCCGACTACAAGGGCATCGAGAACACCGATGACTTTGTGCTGGCCATCTGCACCGAGGCCAGCAAGAAGGATGCCGTTAAGGATTGGACCGTCTGTGCCGACCATGTGCGGGAGCACAGCGGCGCACTGAACGCTTCCACCTCTGACAATACCTACATCCGCACCGGCCCCGTTACCACCAAGGGCAGCGTTCAGCGCACCCTCGCCATCAACGGCGACCGTTGCAAGGGCGATGCGTTCCAGGACTTCATTCTGGGCCACGAGATGATCTATGGCTTCGGCCAGAGCGTCATCCTGCCCTACATCTATTTCTCCCTGCGCACCGGCAAGGGCGAGAAGGGCGAAGCCGCATTCATCGTCACCAGCGACGTGGGCGGTTCTGCCGGTGCCATTGCCACCTTTGCCTGCGATGTAAAGGGCATCGGCACCCCTGCCAAGTTCGACTATTCTACCGCTGCGGCAGGCTGATCCTGCCCGTAGCTCTGTGCCCTCGTCCTGACCAGCGAGGGCTTTTTTGATAGGAGACGACCATGAATATCTTTGATAAGGAATTTGCGTTTTCCAGCCTGAACGCCAACGATATCGAGCGGCTGGAGCAGGCAAAGGCAAAGCTGGAAAAGGCCGAGGAGGCCGAGCGTCAGCGTGCACAGCAGACCCCTAACATGAGCTATGCCGAGGGTATCCGCGGCCAGTGCCGCATCGTGGAAGCGTTTGTCGATGACGTGCTGGGCGAAGGTTCTGCGGCAGCTCTGGGGCTGGACGGCAATGACCTGGGCAAGGCCCTTACCGTGATGACCGAACTGACCCGGGCTGCCAATCAGGAAAAGCAGAAGTTCGACCCCAGTCTTCTGGCTCCTCAGCTGAACCGTGAGCAGCGGCGCAAGGCAAAGCGCCGCCGTCATCATGGCTGACATCCTGCTGGAACCACTGCCTACCGAGTGGGTGGGCCGCGCCATCAACCCTGACTTCCGGCCCATGGTCTGGCTGTCGAACCAGTATCAGCGCAAGCGGGAGAAAAAGGACACCCTTGCCTTTGCGCAGGAAGCGTTCCGGCGCTTCTACCGGGAGCCGATTCCTCCCCAGCTGGCCCCGGAGGCCTATGAAAGTTTACTGCGCTTTTACCACGGGGCCGACCCGCCCGGACGTTCCGGCGGCAAAGGCAGCGGTTCCGGTGAGCTTGCCATGGATTTTGCCTGTGACGCGGACTATCTGACCGCAGCTTTTCAGCAGGCTTACCGCATCGACCTTACGGCAGAGCGCATCCACTGGTGGCGGTTTCTGGCTCTGCTGCGGGGGCTGCCGGAGGAAACCACCATGGCGAAGATCATGTCCTGGCGCACGATGGACACCTCCGGCATGGAGGGCAGGCAGCGCCAGCAGTACGAGGACCTGAAGGAGACCTTTGCCCTGCCCAAAGAACTGCGGCACACCCGGACGGCAGTCACGGTGGCCGACCACAATGCCGCCTTCCTGCAGCGGCTCAGGCATGGCGATGATGAGGAGGTGAGCGCCCCCAATGGCTGATTTCAGTATTACGGGTGATGTCCGGCTGAACAGCGACCCGGCAGAGCAGAGCGTCAATAAATGGACGGTAGCCGCCGGGCAGATGATCGCCGATTTCGCGCGGAAAGCCGCCGATGCCCTGATGAGCGTGGTGAAGAGCGGTCTGTCCTACAACCGGGACATGGAGAGCTACCTCACCAATTTCAAGGTCATGCTGGGTGACGAACAGCTTGCCGCCGAAAAGCTGGAAGAGATCCGCAAAATGGCAGCATCCACACCCTTCACCCTGTCTGATTTGACTGAGGGAACCCAGACCCTGCTGCAATTCGGCATTGCGGCAGACGACACCACCAACGTGCTGCAGATGCTGGGCGACATTTCTCTGGGCAACGCAGACAAGATGCAGACCCTTGTCCGGGCCTATGGCAAGATGTCCAGCGCCCAGAAGGTCACGCTGGAAAACGTGAACATGATGATCGACGCGGGTTTCAACCCGCTCAATCAGATCTGCGAGGCCACCGGCGAATCCATGGCCGACCTGTACAAGCGCATCTCGGATGGCAAGGTGGGCTTTGAGGAATTGCAGGCCGCTGTGGAAGCTGCCACCAGTGAAGGCGGGCAGTTCTACAACGGTATGCTGGAAGCCAGCCAGACCTTCAACGGGCGGCTGTCTACCCTGCAGGACAACGTGGCTGCCCTTACCGGCAAACTGACTGACGGCCTGTTCTCGGCTCTCGGCGACCTCATCGTCAAGGCCAACGAGCTGGTGGTCTCCATCACGGAGGATGACCAGAAGCTGGCCAAACTAAAAGACACCATTGGTCTGGTCATCACCGTTGTCACCTCTGTCGGCGTGGCATTTCTGACCTACAAGGGCTACCTGACCGCCACCTCTGCCGCCACTGTAGTACAGACAGCAGCCACCACAGCCCTTGCCGCTGCACATAAGGCTGCCGAAAGTGGGGCAACCGGTCTAGCTGTAGCACAGGCCGGATTGAACGCTGTCCTGAAAGCCAACCCCGTCGGGCTGGTGGTTTCTGTTCTGGCTGCTCTGGCAGCGGCCCTTGTGACTGCCTATCAGACCAGTGAGACCTTCCGGAACATCGTGGACGGGGACTTTCAGGCTGTGGCGAACATCGCAAAGAGCTCCATTGGGGCGGCCATCGGCTGGCTGGACAAGCTCAGTTACAAGCTGAACAGCTTCCTCGGGAAGAATGGCTATACCGGCTTTTCCAGCTACGATGACTACAAAGCAGACAAGGATGCACAGGCCGCAGCGGCCACTTTCAAAGCCAACCGGGAGGCCCGACACAAGGCAGCCCAGGCCGGGCAAGGCATCAGCACCAAGAGCTGGACGGAACTGCAAGAGGAGGCCAAAGCTGCACAAAAGACCACTGAGCAAGCGGCCAGTGCTGTTTCCGCATCCTCGAAAAAGGCCAGTTCTTCCGCCAAAAAGGCTGCATCTGAGGTAGTGAACTCCATTACCTCCACCAGCACGCAGATTGAGAACGGGGTCACCCGTACCACCGAAACGGTCCATGAGACCCTGAAAAACGGCACGAAACAGCAGAAGCAGACCGTCACCGAAACCAGCCGTCAGATGGTGGACGGTGTCCTCTCGGACGTTAAGACCATCACCACTACAGCGGCAGATGGCACAAAGAAGGTCACGCAGAGCATCGAAGCCGTCCGTGACGTAGTTTCTACGGTCACCGCGACCCAGACCGCCCTTGTGGACGGGGCTAAGGTCACCACCCAGACCACCACAGAGACGCTGGCAGACGGCAGCGAGCAGGTCAAGCAGGTCATCACCAGCACCGGCACTGAGGTCATCGAGGGCGTGCAGCACACGGTCAAGACCGTGACCACCATCGCCGCCGACGGCACACAGACTGTGGCAAAGACCATCGAGGATGCCGGGCCCCAGTACGGCAGCGTGGGTGAGCTGCTGACCACTCAGTTCCGCACCAAGCTCACCGAGGGCTGGGCGCAAATCCAGGCCGACATCCAGACGGATGCGCTGGGGGCCATCGAGACGCTGGCAACGGCCCTCAAGGATGGCGACCTCGAGAGCCTGGGTCTGTGGGCGGCCAGCTACTTCTGGCAGGCCTGCACCAAGGAGCAGCAGACCCAGATTCAGGCCGTAGCCATGGGGGCTCTGAACCAGCTGGGCAGCGCTTTGAGCGGCGTGTTCGGGAACCTCGCCAATCTGGCCGCCGGTCTGGTGGCACAGTTCGTCCCCGCAGCGGCCAGCGCCACCGGCGCACAGCTGACCCTGAACACCGCCATGAATGCGAACCCGATTTTGTTCGTCGTCTCCCTCATCGGGATGCTGGTGGGTGCGCTGTTGAACTTTTCCGGCAAAAACAAAGAGGTCGCCAACGGCTTCCAGAGCATCTGGGCGGGCGTTGAGGACTTTATGAGCTACATCTTCGAGGGCCTGATGCGCATCGTGGCGGCGGGCATCGAGGGCTTTATCATCCTCATCAACGGCCTGATCGGTGCGTATAACAGCGTCGCGTGGCTCTATGGCGGCACCATAGACTACATCAGCAATCCGGCCTGGGACTACGCCAACAAGATCGCTGCCGACCGCAAGGCCCGGCAGGCCGAGCGAAAAAAGCAGCAGGAAGCTGCCAACAACCCCAGCAGCTCCGGCACTTCCACCAAATCCCAGAAGGTCATCGAGAGCATGACCGACACCAGCAAGACCACCAATGCAGACGGCAGCACCGTGACCACCAAAGTGCTCACCGAGAAGCTGAAGGACGAGACCGGCAAGATCACCCAGAGGGTGACCAAGACCGTCACCGAGGCGGGCACCAAGCTGGTGGACGGCGTGGAGCGCTCCTACAAAACCGTAACCACCTATGTGGACGGCATCCAGACAAAGATTGAGCGCAGTCTGGATGACATCACCAAGACCACCACAGGCACAAAGCCCGGTTCCACCACACCGACGGCCCCCACCCCGGACAAAGACCTGACCGACGCTGTGGAGGCCAACACCGAGGCCCTGCTGGCCGCAAACAGCAAGCTGGCCGAGATGGTGCGGCAGGCCAACACGCTGGTGCTGTCTGACAACATGGCCATCAGCCGGTCTGTGGCCGCTTCCGGCACGGCACAGGTGGCCGCAGCCGCCAACCAGTACCACCGGGAGGGTGACACCAACATCATCCAAAATATCTACTCCAAGGCCCAGACGGCGGCAGACCTTCAGCGGGAAGCACGCTGGGAAGCTGACCGGGCCAAGGCCCAGAAACGATGAAAGGAGGGCTCCACAATGCCATTTCGCAAAGACCATTTGCAGCTGGTCACGGATGCCGGGGCCACTCTCGACATCGGGTGGGACTACGGCACGCCCTACTCCCTCGACCCCATCAACGGCGTGGATGTAAATTTGCAAAAGGCGCAGGGAGTGAACCAGATCGGTGAAACGGTGGAGCGCCAGAGCGTGGCCGGGGTGAGCCGTGAACTCATCATCCACTGCCACAGCCCCCACGGCGACGCGGATGCCGCCCTGCTGCTGGAAAAGCTGCCCTACTTCACCAGCGGCACAATGTATTTCGAGGATAGATTCTTCTGCCGTTTTGTGCTTTCCAAGACCCCCTACACAAAGAGCATCCACCCCTACCCGGTGCTGGACTTCATGCTCTTCTGCCCGAAACCCTTCTGGTACGACCTGACCGCCCAGAGCTTCTGCATCAACGGCTTTGTGCCCAGCTTCAGGCTGCCCATCAATTACAGCACACCCCACCGTTTCGGCGTGCGCACCTCCATCGGCTGGCTGAATGCCTATAATCCCGGTGCGTTGAGCGTGCCCTTCACGGCCACCCTCAAGAGCGACGGCGCTGTGGTCAACCCGTGCGTGCTGAACATCCTGACCAGCCAGAGCATCCGCATCCTGACCACCCTGACCCCCGGGCAGGTCATCGAGATCTATCGCACCACCACCGACAAGCTGGCAGTCAAGCGGACAGAGGACGGCACGGAGGAGAACATCTTCGCCCTGCTGGACGAGGACAGCGACCTTCTGGAGCTGGCCCCCGGGGACAATCTGCTCAAAGCCACCGCCGACAGCGGCGAGACCAGCCTGCAGGTGACGGTGCGCTTCTATCCCATGGTGAGCGGTATTCTGCCGGAGGTGATCTCGTGACGCTGGACGTTTTGGACGAACTGACCCTCGCCCGGCTGGGCCGGGTGGAGGTGTGGGTGAGCCTTTACTGGGATGAGCCCTACAACACCGAGGGGAGCATGACGCTGGAAGTGCGGCCCACCGAGGAGAACCTGTCCCTGCTCCGGGAGGGCCGCTGGCTGCGCCGCAGTGACAGCGATGTGCCCATGCGCATCTGCCACCGGAGCAACGAGAACACCGACAGCAATCTGGTGATCACCGGCTTCCCGGGGACGTGGATCTTCACAAAGCGAGCCGGTACCGCCATCGTGAAGAACGAGAACGCCGAAGCCGCCATGCGCAGACTGGTCAGTGCAATGCAGCCGTGGCCCAAGCTGGAGCTGGGTGCTGCTGTGGGCTTCGACACCACCTACACTGCACAGACCTCCGGCGGCAGCATCATGGATTACCTGATGACCATCGGCGCGGCCTGCGACCTGGGCTTCCGGGTGCGGCTGGCAGGCAAGAACGCAGATAAGAAGCTGCTGTTCGAGGTCTACCGGCCCACCGCCGACCCCAGCAACAGGTTCAGTACCAAGTGGGGCAACCTGCAGCAGGCCGCGTGGGCCTTTGGTGACAGCGACTATGCCAACGTCGCCGTGGTGCAGGGGGCCGGTGAGGGCGAGAACCGGGCCACCGTCACCGTGGGCCTGACGGCCGCCACCGGTGCCGACCGGCGGGAGCTTTACGTGGATGCCCGGGATGTGCAGCCGGACGAGGAAAAGGGCGAGACCACCAAAAGCCAAGCCTACCTCGAGCGGCTCATGGCCCGGGGCACCAACAAGCTGCTGGAACAGCTGCGCACCGGCTCCATTGAGCTGACCATCGATGCCGAGGGTCTTTCCCCCGGTGACGTGGCCTACTGCACCATCCCGGAGCTGGGCTACAAGGCCACCGTCCGGGTGGCTGATGTCATCACCCAAAGCCAGAGCGACAGTACCACCCGCACCGTGCGGTTGGGTACGCCGGTCTGGCACAAGCTGTAAGGAGATGATCTTTTGAGCAAAATCGTTTTATACCCTGCAAACGGGTTCGACTTCGATGCCGCAGACGTGGCGGCCTACCTTGCGGGCCTCACCTCGGGTGTGTTCAGCGGAGCTGAGGACTTCCCGGTGACAGCCGCAGGCGGGCTGAAGGTCACCGTGGGGGCGGGCCGTGGCTGGGTGCACCCCAGCCGCTTCACCGGCTACTCCATCACCAAGCGGGAGGCCGACACCCTGACTATGCCGCTGGCCGACACGTCTCTCTCCCGCATCGACCGCATCGTCATGCGTTATGATGCCGGTGCCAGAGCCGCCAGCCTGCAGGTGCTGCAGGGCACGGCATCCAGCACACCCACGGCCCCCGCCATCTCCCGCACCGAGCTGATCTACGACCTCTGCCTTGCCGAGATCACCCGCCCGGCAGGCTCCACCAGCATCACCACGGGCCAGATCACTGACACCCGGCTGGACGAGGCGCTCTGCGGCATCGTGCGGGACGGTGTGACCGGCATTCCCACCGACGAGCTGCTGGCCGCTGCCAAGGAACGCATCGGTGGGCTGGAGGAGAAAGCTACCAGCAGTGCCGCTGCCGCCAAGGACAGCGCGGATGCAGCCAAGAGCAGCGAGACCAAGTCCGCCGCCAGCGAGAAGAATGCCAAGACCAGTGAAAACGCCGCCAAGCGGATCCTGACGGACACGCAGAACGCGGTGAAAACGGTCACTGCCAATATGAATGCCGCTGCGGGGAGCGCTTCCACCGCCGCCACCAAGGCCGGAGAGGCATCCACCAGTGCGGGGGCGGCAAAGAACGATGCCGACCGGGCAGAGAAAGCCAGCACCAGCGCGGCCAATGCGGCCACCAATGCCGTGAAGCAGGCCAAGGAAGCCGGAACCTTTGATGGTCAGTCGGCCTATGCGCTGGCTGTTCAGCTGGGGTACACCGGCAGTGAAGCCGCTTGGATCGCCAGCCTGAAAGGTGCAAAGGGCGACAAAGGAGATACCGGTGCGCAGGGCCCCAAGGGTGCCACCGGCCCGCAGGGACCGCAGGGGCCTACCGGCCCGCAGGGGGCCACCGGAGCCAGAGGCCCCACCGGCGCAACCGGCCCACAGGGCCCGGCAGGTGCTTCGGCGGTAGCAGCCAGCGGCAGCAACTGGGTGAGATTTTCAGATGGAACACAGATCTGCTGGTATTCCCTCTATACAAGCGGAGCTTCTCATACATGGTCATTTCCGGTGGCATTTTCTAATACAGGCTATTCTGTTGTTAGTTGCACTTCCAGACCGATTATGTCTGCTTGTACGAGCAGAGGAACGACATCATGCACACTAAATGGAGTAAATGAGGCAACATGTTATTACATTGCTGTTGGCCGCTGGAAGTGAGGTGAACGCAAATGGAAATCAAACCCGGAACAAAAATCCCGAAGCCGGTCATCACGCAGGAAGAATGTGATGCTTATTCTGCCGTTGTGGATGCCATTACCGCCCACAATGCAGCAGCTGCTGTGGGCGAGGCCCTGTGGAGCATGGACGACCAGCCGGAGGCTTACGCTGTGGTGGAAGCTGGCACGCAGCCAGACCCTGCCGATGCACCGAAGCCGACCCCTACACTGGAGGAGCGACTTGCTACGGTGGAAAGCGCACAGACCCAGATGGCGCAGCTGCCTGAAACACTGGCTGCTTTGCAAAAGGAAAACGAGATGCTGAAACAGTGTCTGCTTGAGATGAGCGAGACTGTCTATGCGTAAAATCACACAAAAAATCGAAAGGATGGTATTTATGATGGCTATGTTATGGGCACAGGAAATCATGTCTGCTGAGACCGTGGAGGAGGCAAAAGCTCTGTATGAGCGCTGCCCCCGCTTGCTGAAGGAGAAGGTCAAGGCGATTCTTATCAAGAGCGGCTTTGAGGAAATCACACAGTAAGGAGGACGCTATGGCTGAAATCATGGATGTTTCCCGCTGGCAGGGCAGCATTGACTGGGACAAGGTCAAGGCAAGCGGCAAAATCGACGGCGTGATGCTGCGGGTGCTGGGCAGCAAGGGCGGCAAGCCCTACGTTGACCCGGCCTTCGAGCGCAACTATGCCGCGTGCACGGCGCGGGGCATACCGGTGGGCGGTTACTACTACACCTGCGCCACCACGCACCAGCAGACGGCCGCAGAACTGGCCGCCCTGCGTGCTGCGCTGGCGGACAAGAACTTCCAACTGCCCATCGCGGTGGATGCAGAAGACCCGAAGCTGCGCGGTCTGACCCCGGCCAAGCTGTCCGCCCGCGTGGCCGAAGCCGCTGCCCAACTCGAAGCGTGGGGGCTGTATGCAATGGTGTACACCTACACCAATTTCGCGGACACCGCCCTCGACATGGCAGCCCTCGCTGCTTACGATCTGTGGATTGCGGACTACCGCGGCACGCGCCCCACCCGCAAGCACGGCATGTGGCAGTACACCAGCAGCGGCAGGGTGCCCGGCATCTCCGGCCCCGTAGACCTGAGCCATGCTTACAAGGACTATGCTTCCATCATCCAGCGGGCCGGGCTGACGGCCGTGAAAGGGGGTTGACACCCATGTGGCGGTTTATCACGGAGTATTGGGCCGGGTGGCTCTGTGCTCTGATCGGCGGCGCGATCCTTGCCGCCATCCCCAAGATCAAGGCCCTGTGGGACGCGGTGCTGGCCCTGCTGCACGACCGCATCTATACCGAGTGCTACCGTTTTATGGAGCTGGGGTACATCACCCGCGACGGCCTGCGCAACCTGAATTACCTCTACAAGACCTATCATGTGATGGGCGGCAACGGCACCGGCACGGAATTGTACAAGAGAGCCTGCGCTTTACCCATCCACGACTGAAGAAAGGAACTGACATTATGAACGCACACATCACTGAGAACAACACCCCCGCCATCCCCGCCGCAACCATCGCCCGCACCGTTGTGCTGGCACTGGCCCTCGTCAACCAGCTGCTGAGTGCAGCAGGCAAGCCGGTGCTGCCCATCGACAGCGCCAGCGTGGAGCAGTGGGTGACGGCTGGCCTGACCACCGCTGCCGCCATCTGGGCATGGTGGGAGAACAACAGCTTTACTCCTGAGGCCATCCACGCCGATGAGCTGCTGGATCAGATGCAGGGGAAGATCAAGTAAGAGTACATAGCAACAGCCCCGGGGAGCCTGATGGTTCCTCGGGGCTGTTTTCTTTTGGCATGTTTCGGCATATTCCGACGCATTCCGCATTATCCGGCACATTCTGACATTTTCCGGTTAAAGTTGGATGGAAAGGATGTGCAAACTATGCCTGACGTGAAAATTTCGGACTCCCCTGCCCAGCTGGATCAAATCCTCCGGCCACTGGGAATCACCCGGAGCTCAAAGAATTACCGTGTTCTCTGCGACTGCGTGGCTCTGATCTGTGAGCAGGAGGACCGACTGGAAGCCGTACAGAAGGAGATCTATACCCCCGTCTCAGACCAGCGGCGCTGCAAGTGGTCTGCCATTCAAAGTGCCGTCCGGCGTGCAGCAGAGAAAGCCTGGGCGCTCAATCCCGAAGGCGTTCAGCAGCTGGCTGGTTACCCGCTGACCGGTGCACCCAGCGCGGTGCAGTTCCTGGAGATGCTTTACAATGCCGTGGTGAGAGGATAACGAAAAGGCTGCCATGCGAGTGTGATGCGTGGCAGCCTATTTTTGTTGATTTTTGCATAGTTTTCCGCAAAAAGTGGGTTTGACTGTGGGTTACAGCAAAAGAAAAAGCACCCAGAAATTTACGTCTCTAGGTGTTTTATCTTGGTGGAGCGAAGCAACCTAAATCCGAACCATTGCCCTCTGGGGCATCTTTGGCGGCGATCTCATCGAAAGTGATGGTTTTTGTGCCGTCTTTGTAGTTGAATGTAATCAAAACTTTTTCATCATAGAGATAAACAGCATTCACGAATGTATTGATAAGCGTTTCCCGGTGGCTTTTCACGTTCGGGTCGAGCTTGCGGAACCGGATCAGCCAGAAACGAACCTGATTTTCGCTTAACCGTGGCCGGGCGATTTTTTCTTCGGCAATCCGAACCTCAAGCTCTTTCTGCTGGGCTTCCAGCTTTTCCAAACGTAATTTGGTGGAGTTGGTCAGCACACCCGCCTGAATAGCGTTCAGCATATTCTCAATGCCGTTCTCCACCTCGCGCATCTGCTTTTCCAGCAAAGGAAGCGTGGTGTTTTCCTGTTCCTGCAACTCCATCACTTCTGCAACGATGGCATCAATCACGGCATCGTCCTGAATCAGCTTCATGGTTTCAGCTATGACCAAATCTTCCAGCCACTCTTTACGGACGGTCTTTTTCTTGCAGGTCTTGAAACGCTTCGCGGTGGCACACTTATAATAATGATGAACGACCTTGTTCCGGCCTGTGCCGCACTCGCCGAACATCATCGCGCCGCACATTCCGCAGAACAGCTTGGTGGTGAGCAAGTAATCGTCCTCGGCCTTGTGACGGGCAGGAGCGCGGCTGTTCTTCTTGATTTTTTGCTGCACTTCTTCAAACAAGTCCTTGTCCACGATGGCCGGGATGCTGTCCGGCATTACGATATCCTTGAAGTGGTTTTCACCAATGTACCGTTTGTTCGTCAGCAGCGTCTGAACACTGTTGTAGGTGAACTTCTGGTTGCGGTTGGTAGTCACACCACTGTCGTTCAGCCAGTTCATCAGTTCTTTCATAGTTGCACCATCGTTGTACCGCTGAAAGGCTTCTACCACAAAGGGAGCTTTCAGCGGGTCGATTTGAAAGAACTTCTCCTCGTCCACCTTAAAACCAATGGGAATTGTGCCACCGTTGTACTTGCCCTTCAGAACATTCTCAGTCATGCCGCGCACGACCTTTTCAGAAAGTTCTGCGGAATAGTATTCAGCCATGCCGGTGAGCATGCTCTTGACCATGATACCCGCTGGGCTGTCAGAGATGGGCTCCGTGGCAGACACCAGCTTGACATGATTCCGCTCCAACTGGTACTCATAGTGGGCCGAATCATAGCGGTTTCGGGCAAAGCGGTCGAGCTTCCAGACCAGCACGATGTCAAACAGCCGTTTTTCGCTGTCCTTGATCATCTGCTGGAAATCCGGGCGGTTGTCGGTTTTGGCGGAAAGGGCACGGTCAATGTAGTGTTTGACCACAGTGATGCCGTTCTTCTCGGCGTAGGCCGTACATTCACGAATCTGGCCTTCGATGGATTCCTCACGCTGGTTATCGCTGGAATAGCGGGCGTAAATCACGGCGGTCATGCAAACACCCCTTTCACTTCATTCTCCGCAGGCGGCGCGCAAGGTCGGATGCACTGTACAGCACACGGGCCACCGACACGGTATCCTCGCCCACAATGTAGAACACCGAGTAGTTATCCACCAGCATCTGCCGCAGCCCTTGGGTGCGCTCCGGCTCGCTTTCCACCAGCGCACAGCGTTCCGGCAGGATGTTCAGCGACTGAATGGCTTCTGCAATGCGGTTATACTGCCCTATGGCCGTGTCAGGTTCCAGCAGACGGTCAGCAATATAGCTGTAAATCTGCTCCATGTCGCTGAGGGCTGCATGGGAAATTTTCACGTCATACTGCTTCATCTGTGCTGTTCCCTGAACTGTGCGAATGCGCTTGCGGCATCCACGGTATCACCGTTCTGAATCTCCTTAATGCCCACCTGCAAGGCTGCATGAAGCTGGTCATCGGTCATGGTGTCAGCGTTCAGAGCCGCAGGAGCCTTCGGCAGGGACAGAGAGAAGGGAATGCCGCCAGTCAGGGTGATCTGGCGCAGATACATATCAATGGCGGTTGCCATCGGGATGCCAAGCTGCTTCAGCACATCTTCGGCCTGCTGCTTGACGGTAGGGTTGACACGAAGATTGAGTGTCATCGTTTTTTCCATGGTTATCACCTCAAGTTTATTGTAACGTATTTTGCGTTGCAAATCAACAACTTCCAAACTTATAATTAAATTTCTCCATATTGCACAACATATTTATTGCAGAATTGTTCAAAGATCAAAATATCCACCCTGTTGCTGAAATGAAATCAAGCTAGTCATTCTTATTTT